GCGCAGTATTGAATGATGGCGTGGTGAGTAACTGAGAAGGCAGCTCATGAGCTTAATAAACCCATGGGCTGTCCAACTTTGTATCTCACTGTCTTTGGAGTGCCGTCGTGGTTGATAGAGACTTGGAAATCTCTGTCAATTAATACGGACCTTCAACTCTCTGCGATCTCTGGACCAAGTAGTCTAGACATTACGTCGACCTGTAATTGAACAGGAAAACGATCTGTCGCACTACTTAAGTCAAAACAGAATATGTCCTTCCCTAGAGCAGTCGCTTCCTTACTTAGAAGCGCTACTCTATTATGGGAAAAGGCACCGTCCGTTTTCAGTCTCTTTAAGAGGTTCATCAAGAAAAGATGAACCGGATAAACAGCCTGCTGAGATCAGTGGTCACAAATGGCAACCACCCGTGTCTTCCCTCCACCTTCAGCGATGAAGTGGAGACGACTATGGATGGCTGTTTTACCTGTGTCACAGTAGAGACCCAATTTCTCCATCTCTTCGATATCTTTTGTCAAGAACTTATCGTCAGGGGAAACCCTTTCGCATAACTCTACGACAGAAGCTCTTAGAGTGGGATCTCTGGAGATAGCTAGGGCATCCAGATGCGCTCGTAAGAGTGCATGTGGCCCGTTCGGACCCGCCTTAGAAGTAAGGCGAGGCTCGGCTCTTTCAGGGGGCTGAATCTCGAACTTAATGAATTTATTCTTTAAGAACGATTTTCAATCAGCTTCAATGATAGTATATCCTTCCCTTCAAGATGAAGGTTCCGTTATGGAACTTACATCTTTGTCGGTTTGGGTATAAAGGAGTCTGTACTGATAAAGTATCGTCAGTGCAGCTCTCTTTTCGTTCACGGATCCGTCTAGGAACTTCCTAAAGCTAGAAATGGCTGATGGAAAACCATCCTTAGCGGCCTTCGTGAATGGGATGTTATTGAAGCGTTGCTTCAGCGCATAGCGCTGAGCAACTTGGTAGAGGGCTTTCAGGAATTGAATTGTATCCTTGTTGCCTCTTGATTTAATTCGAGAGTTCTTAACATGGTGTCATTCAAGTGAAAGTAAGTCGACGTTCACTTTAAGTACGTGTCAGATTGATTTTCTTATGATCTGCTCATGTTTCGTTAATTTTAACGTTGTCGGTTGATTTTTCATTTTCATTATATGATTAATTAGCCAGCTCTCTCTATCTAATGATAGGTGCCTGACAGCGGGGGTGCTCCTTAACTGGGGAGGC